AGAAACATTCTTATTTAAGAAACATTCTTATTTCCTAATTTTTAATATTATGGCCATAGCTGATAGCGCATATATATGATGGGGGTGTGTCATATAGCGTGATGGGGTGGCAGGGGTGTGCCGGGTGGGTATGTACATAGTGCACTCCACCTAAAAAATTTCTCCAAGAAATTCTCAATTATCGCCCTCATTAGAAATACCTAAAATAAAACATAAATAATGGAACAAATAAAATTGCTCGTTGTTGACAACTCGCATTAGCCTGACGGCTAAGCTTATTAAAAATACATTGACAAACTAAATTTAATAAAAGTGTTGTATTTTTACAACACATATAAAAATAATTAAAATATTTCTTGACTTTTAGTCAAAAATATGCTATAATCAAAATCTATTATATAGTATATATAATAGAAGCCGTGAGGCGGCACGGCTTCTATAATGTATGCGACAGATAAGTCGCATACACATAAACAAAGTGTCTCAAACACTTTGTTATAATAATAATAATAACAAGCTGTCTTAAACAGCTTGTTTATATATATATATATATATATATATAGGAATGTCTTTAAAAGACATTCCTTATAATATAATAATAAATAGAAAGCCTTTAAGGCTTTCTTATAATATATAATAATAGGTTCTAAGGAACCTATTAATTAATAGGAATGTCTTATAGGACATTCCTTATAATAATAAATAATTCCTGTTGACAGGAATTATTAATAGGAAGAAGTTGTTAACAACTTCTTCCTTATATATATAAATAATTATGTTTAAAGATAATCTTAATAGATGGAGAACAGCTTCTCTGTTCTACGAATTAAATAAAGATGGATTTCCTTCCTGTTTTACGACACGAAGTGAGGATAGAGTTGTTGATGGTGTTACATATAAAAGTTTTAGACGCCTCTATTTAAGTTACAATCATGTTCCTGGTTATGAATATGATTTCGCTAATGAGTGTTTAGGAGGATGGGAACATTGGTTAGCTGTAAGAAAAGGACGCCAATTACAGGAATTAATCACCTCCTGTCAAGCAGAGTTAGACATTAAAGCAAGAGCATCTGCAATAAAGAGTATTGTTAACACAGCAGTGGAAGGTGAAGGAAATACACAGCTTTCTGCTGCAAAATGGTTAGCTGAGAAAGGCTATATAGAAAAGAGAGGTCGTCCTACAAAGGCAGAGAAAGAAGGTTATTTAAAGCAAGAAGAGTCTTTACATAGTGCTGTAGAGGATGACTTACAACGTGTTCTAAAAGTGATAAAATGAGTATAAATGACAAACGACGTATTAGGAGTGTTAGTGTAACTCCTGCTTCAGCAGGTAGTAATGAAATTTTACCCGCAACAGCGGACATTAGATACAATGTGTATGGCTTTGTAGCCATAGCAGAATTAGCAAATAAAATAACGTTCATGTCTGATGCTTCAGATATTTCTGCTGAATGGCCTTTAGCGGCCAATGGTGGTATGGTAGTAGGTGTTACAGAAGTGCCGTGGTTCTCTACCAATGTAGGAGAAGCATTAAATGTTAATATGACACAGAATGTGTCTACAGGCATCACACTACTTTATGGAGTAGATAATGGTAATGCGTAAAGGTATGTGGTTAGTAGTGAATAAAGAAGAAGTAGGTATTCTGTTTGATTTCACTCCTGATGGTTTTATTGTTCATGTTGTTAATGATGATGGTGAAACCATCCGTATAGACGAGGTAAATCCAAAAACTGTACGTCAATGTAAATATCATGAAATTCCTTATAAACGTCGTGGCTTCACCCGCACTGAAGCATCTAAATTAGGATATTAAAATGGCTCTAGTTGTTCCTACAGTAGGTGAAAATCTTGTTTTAGAAATGGTGACAAACAAGACAGCAGCCCAAGATTTAGTGTTACGTCTATTTAAATCAAATACAACTCCGGCTGAAGGTGATACAGCCGGTACATACACAGAAGCTAATTTCAGTGGATATTCTGCTATAACTCTTACAGGGGCTTCTTGGGGTGCTGCAAGTGGAGGTAGTATAGCTTATGCACAACAAACATTTACACATAATGGTGGTGTTACATCCAATAGTATTTATGGTTATTATATAACCCAGAGTGTGTCTGGTACACTATTTTTAGCAGAGAGAGATGGATCAGGGCCATTTACTCTTGTTAATACAGGTGATAATATCAAAATCACTCCAACTATCACGGCTGAATAATGAGTCAGGTACAAATAATAGGATCTCATAGACTACCTCCAAGACACTATATAGATATAAATGTTGGAGCAACATCCACATTAAATGCTGCAGGAGAAACCCAACACACTGTTGGTTATATTCGATTACAAAACCCTTATGGGGGAAGTAAGACGATTTCTGCTGCCGGTGGAGGAAGAATTGTATGGGATACCTCTTCTGTTACTTTTGCTAATGCAGGTACAACGTTTAAAGTAGGTATTCAAGATGTATCTACAGCCACATCTCCAGCACAAGGAGATGGAACATTTGATGTAGAAGCCTCCTTTACAGGCGGTGGTGGAGGAGTCACTGCAAATACTACACAAACATCTGTTATGACCACGGGCACTAAAACAATAGCGCATGGTAATCTAATTGCTATTACATTTGCAATGACAGCGAGGGGTGGCACAGACTCAATAGCTGTTGAAAATACCCACCCTGGAGTATATTCTAATGGGGCTAATTTACCAGCTGTTACAAACAACACCGGAGGTAGTTACACAAAATTAGCTAATGCTATTCCAAATTGTTATATTATATTCGATGATGGTACGATTGGTTGGTTCTTGGGTTGTCCTTTTATACAAGTACAACCCACAGGATTGCCTATTAATTCAGGAACAGCTACAGCAGATGAATATGGAAATATAATTAATTCCCCCACTACATTCCTAGCTTTAGGAATGGAAGCGGAACTTACTATTAATAACACCAGTGCAGATTTTGAAATGCTCTTATATAGTGATCCGTTAGGAACACCCGTTGTGGAACGAATTATTACTATAGATGCTACTCAAGTAGCATCAACAAATGTGGGATGGATTGGGGCTATGTTTACAACTCCCTTTCTAATTAAAGCAAATACCCTCTATTGTATAAGTGTGCGGCCAACTACTGTAAATAATGTACAAGTTTATTATCTAGGTTCTAATAATTCTACAGGTGCTTCTTTGGGTGTAAGTGGTTCGCAACATTATGCTTGTAGACGATTAAATAATGCAGGTGCTTTCTCTGATTACAATGGTGGCACAGCACAAACCCGTGTAATGATGATGAATTTAATTGGTGATTATAGAGAACAAGGTGTTAATATGTGCAGTGGTCAAGTAGGAGTTTATTAACAATGGCTAATAGTAATCCACCAAAGAAAAATCAAGCTTTTGTCACTTATGTTTGTTTGCGAGATTCAACGGATAATCTATCGCTAAAATCCACTCCAACAATTGCGGCAGGTGATTTTAAAATCAGCAAAGACGGCGGCGCGTTTGCTAATCTGACCACATTACCGACAAATACTCCAGCTAGTACGGTGAGTGTTAAATTGAATTTATCAGCTACAGAAATGAATGCTGATAACGTTTTAATTACATGGATCGATCAAACATCAACGAAAGAATGGGCAGATGGCTGGTTAGAAATTAACACCACTGCTTAATCATGGATGGTATTTATTTTGGTAGTTATGCAGCAGCCACTACTACCACTATAACTCCTAGTGGTGGTATCACTTTTAGTGGGACAAACAATTTAATAGTACAAAATTTCTACACATTAGCAGTAAGTGGTGGTGTTATTTTAGGTACAACAATGCCTATCACTGCCGGTTTTACATATATAATCACTCCTAGCGGTAGTGTAGTAATAGGAGATACAATGCCAATTGTTATAGATTGGCATAGAATAACCCCAGAAGGTGGTATAGTGATTAGTGGAGAAAATCCACTAACATTTGATGTAGCTGATAGTTATACACTTTCTGTTAGTGGTGGGATTGTATTCTCAGGTGACAACCCACAAATAAGAACAAATGTAATTGAAATGGATGGTACTATCACTATTAACAAAGTGTGTGGTGAGGATATGATAGTTTCTACTTATATATATGTAGGTGAGGATTGCAGACCAATACGAGGAGTAGGAAAATAATATTATGCCATTTATGAAGGATGGAAAGCGTGATTATAAACGCGAAAGAGAGTGGGAAAAGGCCAATGGGGATAAACGTGGTAAAGAACGTGCTATGCGGAATAAAGCACGTAGAGAAGCTGGATTAAAAGTAGGTGATAAGAGAGAAGCCGATCATAAAGTACCATTATCTGAAGGTGGAAGTAATAGTAAGAAAAATATTAGAATAGTGTCACAGAAAACAAACGCACAGAAAGAAGTTAAACGTAAACAAAAAGGAGTTAAATAATGGCAGATAGAAAAGCACCAGCATTAATGTTAGCATCGGATAGAGTAAAGATGATGCAAGAACGCAAGAATGCTAATAAAGATGTATCTGGTAAATCCACTAAGATTGATATGACCAAGAAAGCAGTGGTTACACCGAAGGCAAAACCAAAGGCAGCTACACCAGCTAAACCAACAAAAACACGTGAAGAATTTAATAAAGCATTTGCTGCTGCTAGGAAATCAGGAGTAGCTACCTTCACATTCAATGGTAAAAAATACACTACTAAACTAAAATGAAACATATAATCATCTTGTTAATTGTAACATCTTTGTTAGGTTGTTCTACAACTGCAAAGCAGAAAGTAAGAGATACTATGGCAGATGTTGCACATGCTGTGGAAGTGTTAAATGATAAATATTGTGCAGAAACAAATGAAGAAATGAGAAACATTATACAGACAGGAATAAGATTTTATTTTCCTGCTTACCCTGATGACGGTTATTGTGACTTAGTGGAGATATTAGATGGCAAATAAATTTACAGCAGTTTTTTCTATCCCTGAAGCATTGAAACAGGGGAAGATGGTAGCAAATCCTGTTGCATGGAAGCAAGGACAAATCACTGTAGCCTTTCTTGCAGGATTTCTGGGTATGATGGTAGCTGTTTTACCTTTATTTGGGTATACATTAGATGTGGATGAAGTTACGCTTAATTCTATTGCTGGTGGTATTCTTGCTGTTTATGGGGTGTACAATCAAGTTGCCACAGCAGCCTCCACTGACAAAGTTGGAATTACAGGTAAAGCCCACTCTGTTAAATCTTGATAGAGAGCATATAAATTTTTATATACCTAATAACACTGGTGCAGGTATTAACCTAAAAGTTGAATATTAATAAAGATAAATATCAAGCAATAAGAGAAGCTGCTGAAAGGGATGTGCTAGCGTTTATACGTTTAGTAGCTCCATATATGCACTTAGGTGCTATACATGAAGAACTTTTGCAATGGTGTATAAGAGAGGATGCAAAAGACAATCTACTTGTTCTAATGCCACGCGACCACTTAAAGAGTAAAATGGCAGCTTTTATAGCTGCTTGGTGGTTAGTAAAAGATCCTACAGAAACTATTTTATATGTTTCTAGTACAGCTTCTCTAGCTGAGAAGCAATTAGGACAGATAAAGCAGATATTAGAAAGTGTAGCTTGTAGACGTTATTGGCCAGAGCTTATCAATATAGATGAAGGCAAACGTGCTAGGTGGAATACAGAGGAAATTATTGTAGACCATCCATTAAGGAAAGCAGAAGGGATTGCTGATCCCTCTATTAAAGCTATAGGTATCACAGGAAGCGTTACAGGCTTTCATGCTAGTAAAGTAGTATTAGATGACCTTGTAACCCCTCAGAATGCGTATACAGAAGAAGGAAGGGGTAAGGTGGCATCTCTGTATTCGCAACTTGCTTCAATTGAATCTGCGACATCTAAAGAGCTTGTAGTGGGTACACGTTATCATCCGAAAGATTTGTATAATGATTTAATTATGATGCGAGAAACCTTCTTTAATGAAGAGGGTGAGGAAGAAGAAAGAGAAGTGTATGAAGTGTTTCAGAGAGTTGTAGAAGAAGATGGTGAATTTCTATGGCCTAGAACACAACGAGCTGATGGAAAAGCTTTTGGATTTGATGCCCAAATATTAGCTAGAAAGAAAGCAAAGTATATAGACACTTCTCAATTTTATGCTCAATATTATAATAATCCCAATGATCCAGGTAATCAGCTTATTAGTGATAATAAATTTCAATACTATGATGTAAAGAATTTAATTAATAGGGAAGGGATTTGGTACATACGTGATAGAAAATTAAATGTATATGCTGCAATTGACTTTGCATTTAGTAGAAGTAAGAAAGCTGATAGTACAGCTATAGCAACAATAGGTGTGGATAGTAACAATTCTTTTTATGTTTTAGAAATTCGTAGATTTAAAACAGACAGAATCAAAGAATATTACGAGAACATATTTGCAGCACATGGTAAGTGGGGGTTTAGAAAACTGCGTGCTGAAGTTACAGTGGCACAACAAGCAATTGTAACACAACTTAAAGAGTTGATTAAACAGGATGGTTTAGCCCTATCAATAGATGAATATAGACCTTCTAGGAATGAAGGGGATAAAGCAGAACGTATAGCTTCTGTATTAGAACCCAAATATGATAATCTTCAAGTGTGGCATTATAAGGGTGGTTATTGTCAATTACTAGAAGAAGAATTGAAATTAGCTAAACCACCACATGATGATATAAAAGATGCTCTAGCAAATGCAATAGCAATAGCAAAACCACCACATAAAAGCTACCAAGGGCAGCAAATTACAAATGTTATTTATAATAGTAGGTTTGGAGGTATAGGATAATGGCTGGAAGTGTAGCTACAGTAAAAGGAATATCTAAAATATTAAACGAAAAGAGTGAAGCTTTAGCTCTATCTTTAATCTCTATTTATGCTAATTGGAAATTACAGAGAGATGCAAAAGAACGTGAGTGGAAAGAATTGCGTAATTACATCTTTGCTACAGACACTTCCACTACTTCTAATAGTAGTTTACCTTGGAAAAATAGAACCACTATTCCAAAGATTTGTCAAATAAGAGACAATCTCCATGCTAATTATATGGATGCCTTATTTCCTAATGACGATTGGCTTATTTGGGAAGGGGATGATGAAGATAGTATCTCTATTGACAAACGAAAAATATTAGAATACTACACAAAGAATAAGGCAGAGAATTCGGGTTTACGTGAAACTATTAGCGATTTGCTATTAGATTACATTGATTACGGAAATGCTTTTGCAGAAGTGATTTGGGTTAATGAAACCCATATTGATGCTCTAACTGAAGAAGAGGAAACCACATATAAAGGCGGTAAATTAGTTAGAATTTCTCCTTATGATATTGTGTTTAATCCTTCGGCTATTAGTTTTAACAAATCTCCTAAATTTAGACGATATGTAAAGTCAATAGCGGAGTTAAAAAAAGAATTAAAATACCGCACAGATTTACAGTTTGACAAGCAGGTATTTAACGATTTAATAGAAAGACGCCAGGAATTGTCTACATTCAGAAAAGAGGACATAGATAAAGCTGAAGGTTATCTAGCTGATGGATTTGGTACTCTGTCTGAGTATTATGGTAGTGGTATTGTAGAACTTATAGAATTTGAAGGTGATTATTATGATAGTACGAATGATGTTTTGTACGAAAACAGAATAATTACTATTGTAGATAGATTACAGATTATAAGAAACATACCAAATCCCAGTTGGATTGGTAGGGACAACAAAATACATGTTTGCTGGAGAGCAAGACCAGATAATTTATATGGTATGTCTCCATTAGAGAATTTAGTAGGATTGCAATATAGATTAGATCATTTAGAGAATGCTAAGGCTGACGCTTGGGATCAAACCATTCTGCCTCCTAAAGTAATACAAGGAGACGTGGAGCCTTTTGAATGGGGGCCAAATGCTACCATCCATGTACCGGAAGATGGTAATGTTACAATTCTTCCACCAAATCCCGCAGTATTTCAAGCCAATAATGAATTAGCTTATTTAATGTCTGTTATGGAAGAAATGGCTGGTGCGCCTAAACAAGCCATGGGCATTAGAACTCCAGGAGAGAAAACAGCATTTGAAGTACAGACATTAGAGAATGCAGCAGGACGCATATTCAATAATAAAATATTGAAGTTTTCTAGGGAAATGTTAGAACCAGCTATTAATCTATTTGTAGAGGTTGCACGTAGAAATCTAGATTATGCTGACACAATTAAAGTAGTAGACAATGATTATGGTGTGTCTCAATTCATGTCTGTTACAAAGGATGATTTAACTGCTAAGGGTAAACTACGTCCTGTCGGAGCAAGACATTTTGCAGCAAGGGCACAACTAATCCAAAACTTAACAGGTATATTCAACAGTCCTATTGGGCAAATGATACAACCAGATTTATCAAGAAAGGCGCTTACCCAGTTAATAGAAGAAATATTAGGACTCTCTAAATTTAAATTATTTAAAGATAACATTGCTATTTCTGAGCAATTGGAAACACAGAAATTAGCACAACAAGGGCAAATAGATTTACAGAATGAGGCAGTTGCTCCACTTGAAGAAGGTATGTTGGGGGAAACTGAAGAATGAAAAACCTATTAAAGGATAAAGAGGAATATGAAAAATTAACTAAGACAGAAGTTATTGCTCATATTAGAGCCTACTTAATAGAATTAGCAGATGTTTCAGAAAGAAGCAGATTAGATAAAGAGAATTTTGAGAAAGCTTCTTGGCCATACCTACAGGCTTATGAATGTGGGGTACAAAAAACAATCCACAAATTACAAGAGTTTATTAACATATGACAGATAATATTTTTAATCAGGGAAACGACCAAGTACCTAATGAAACACCTGTAGTACAACAACCAGTAATTCCACCAGAATTACAGGAGTTTGTCGGAGCAGGTAAAAAGTATGCTAGTTTGGATGACGTTTATAAAGCATTTCCTCATGCACAGAAACACATCTCTACTTTAGAAGAAGAGAACAAGCAGATAAAGGAAGAGCTACAACGTAGAAAAACAGCAGAAGAACTCCTAACTGAGATACAGCAAAGAACTGTTACACAGCCGGAAGTGACTACCCCACCTCCTTCGATGCCTGATATTGCTTCAGTAGTGAGACAAGAAATACAGCGTACACAAGCAGAAGCCATTTCTGCAGCCAATCAACATGAAGTGGTAAATAAGTTTACCTCACTCTATGGTGAAAAAGCTCAAGTTCAATTTGAACAGCTGGCTAATGAATTAGGTGTACCAATTACTTCATTAAATCAGTTGGCAGCTACATCGCCAAAAGCACTATTTAAGTTGGCTGGTATTGATGTTACTAAGGCCACATCCTCTGGGACATTGCAGAGTGATGTAACTTTGCAGGGCAACATAACACCTACTAACGATAAAATCACTGTAGGTTTACACAGTGGTGCTAGAGAAGATGCAGCAGCTATAAAGAAAGCAAGAGACTTAATACTAAAACAATACACTTAAAGGAAAATAAATGACTCAACTTACTTCAAATACTACTGCGTTTATTGACGCACAGATATATAGTAAATATATTATCGACAACTTGGAACCCTACTTGCTCCCAGAAATCTTCTGGCGCGATGTTTCAGATTTTCAAAATGGTACTACTCTCAATGTAAAAACGGTAGGTGATGTTGTACTACAGGAAGCATCTGAAGATTCTCCATTGACTTTTAGTCCAATTGATACTGGCACTGTAACGCTAAGCATCACTGAGTATGTTGGTGACGCTTGGGCTGTATCTGATGACTTGCGTAAAGATGGTAGCCAAATAGACCAATTGATGGGACTTCGCGCACGCGCATCTACTCGTGCATTAGCGCAACATCATGAATCTAAATTCTTGGCAAAAGCTGCAACCATTCAAACCAATGCTGATGTTAACTTAGTTAATGGTTCACCTCATCGTTGGGTAGCTGGTGGTTCAGGTGGTACAAACCGTGTTATGACGTTGGATGACATTGCCTATATGCAATATACTTTTGATAATGCTGATGCTCCTCAAGCAGGACGTGTCGCTATTGTCGATCCTATTGTTGCATTGGCATTAAATTCTCTGTCTAACTTAGTTAACGTATCTAATAACCCTATGTTTGAAGGTATTGTTACGTCTGGTTTCCAACAAAACCATAAGTTTGTGCGTAACATTTTTGGATGGGATATTTGGACATCTACGCGTTTACCACGTAAAACCGCTACCGAAGCTCTTAATGCATCCTCTTACAGCTTGGCAAACGACACGGCTGAAATTGGTGACGTTGGTAACATATTTATGTGTGTTGCTGATGATAATTGCAAACCAGTTATGCACGCATGGAGAGCAATGCCTTCTGTTGAAGGATGGAGAGATCATGAATTGAGACAAGACAAGTTTCAAACTCTGTCTCGTTTTGGTTTTGCTGGCCAGCGTCTGGACACCATTGGTGTCATCTGGACTTCTCCAAGCGCATACTAATATTAACTGAGCCTCTTAGGAGGCTCTTCATAAAAAGGAAATAAAAATGAGTTTAGAAGCTGATGGAATCCGTGGTACTTCCAAAGTTTACGGAGTACGTAACACAGATATGAGATATGGTGGTTTTACTGATGGTGATAGCCTGATTAAAACTATTGTATGGGATTTTAACTATGATGGCTTACCCGATGCGGGTGCAACCAAGCATGAGTATGTAGTTCCTGCTGGAAGCACTATTGTATCATGCCATTTACGTATTGTTACAGCCTTTACGTCAACCTCAACTACAACAGATTTGGATGTAGGTTTCCAACGTTCAAATGGTACTGAGATTGATAACAATGGTTTAATCACTGCCGCAGAAGCTACACAAACAGCTATTGCAGTAGTAGGAAGTTACATTGCTGGTGCTGGTGCATTAATTGGTAAAATCTCCGATGCTACTTATAATGCAGAACTAGTAGTTACTCCTACGGTTGCTGATTTATTAACCGGTCGTGGTCAAGTTATTCTGCAATACATCCCACCTGCTCCATAATAATTATAGAGCCTCTTCGGAGGCTCTTCATATAAGAGGATAAAACATGGCATCAAGATCAAACATTGTATTTAAGGCTTAATTATGACTGCTCATGCATCTTTACCTGAGGCTGATTTACATGAATGTAAGGGTGCTTCCACCGCTACTGTAGGTAAAACTATAGTAGCTGGTGGTGCAGGCACAGCTACATTTAAATATGCCAATCCACATGGGGCTGTATATTATACTGATTTAGCTACAGGCACTACAATTACATATCCAAGTAGTTATACTATAGTAAACCCAACAACAACTGCTGTTGGTATGGCTATAGAATTTACAGAAGCTACAACAGCGAAATTAACATATACAGGTACAGACACACTAGACTGCCGAGTATTGGGGAATATTACGTTAGATCAATCTGCGGGTGCAGATAGAGATATTTATTTTAAAATCTATAAAAATGGTGTTGCTGTAACAGGGACAGAGGTTGGTATTACTACACAATCTGGTAAGAAGGTTAATATAGGAATCACATTTGATATTGCTAATTTAGCAACAAATGACTATTTAGAAATTTATTGTAAAAATAATGGTGCATCAGGAGATGTAAAAATCTATTCATTCTATTTAACGGCATTCTGTATGAGAGGTTAATATGGCCATTAAAACTGTAGGCGAATTGGTAGATGACATTCTTTCTGCGATGGATAGCGATCCTGTTACATTATATGATGACACTGTTGAAAGTAGACAGGTAGCACAGATATTAGAAACTGTATATTATCAAATTATAGATGGTAAAGATTGGCCTAATTTATATTCTCCTTTTAGACTAACTCAGACAGGTGTTTCTACTCCTACTCACCTAACTATACCATCAGGCGTGATGGATATAAAGTATATTAAGTATGATTGTAAGGATGTGGATGATACCAAAGACAAATATACAGAAATCAAATGGATGGAGCCAAAACCATTCATGGATATGTTAGATGCTAGAGATAGTAGTGCTACAGAGATAGACCAAATAACAGACACAAGTAGTATTTTACTTAATATCTATAATGATAGAGCCCCTGTCTACTACACGTCATTTGATGAGCAAACTATTATTATGGATAGTTACGACAGTGCTGTAGAAACATATTTAAAGACAGCAAAAACACAATGTTATGGTAAAGTATATCCAACTGTAACGATGGCAGATGATTTTATATTTGATTTACCACCAGATGCTTTTTCTCTTTTATTAGCGGAAGCAAAAGCTGTAGCATTTGCCGAATTAAAACAAATACAAAATCCTAAAGCAGAGCAATTTGCTGTTACACAGCGGCGCAGAATGTCTCAAGAAGCTTGGAGAATACGTAATGGTATTTCCTACCCTAATTATGGTAGAAGTGGAGTGAAATAATGCCACTAAAAAAAGGAAAATCGAATAAAACAGTTAGCACGAATATAAGTAAGTTAATGCATGAAGGTTATCCACAAAAACAGGCAATAGCAATTTCTCTTAATAAATCAGGAAAGAAGAAGAAAAAATGAAAGAATTTAAATCCCCAAATGAGGGAAAAACTCTACAACTTTATAATGAAGGTCATAGTGTACGTGTACGATGGAAAGAAGGTGGAGTATTACCGGAAACACTAAAAGGTACTTGGACAGATGCTATTAGAGCAGAATACTCTATTATTAAATATCTTAATGATGCAGAACCATTGCACATTCAGGAAAAAGATGAGAATGGTATATTTCAGAAAGTAAAAAATCCGAAGAAAAATCCTGTTGAGGCTTAATAATGCCAACACAAAAAGGCAATCAACCTATAGCATCATTTGTTAAAGGACTTATCACAGAAGCAACTCCCTTAACATTTCCAGAGAATGCTTCATTAGATGAAATGAACTTCGAGCTTCTACTTGATGGTAGTAGGAAGCGTCGTTTAGGATTAGATTATGAAGATGGATACGCTCTTATTGACCCAGGGGTTACAGCAGATAGTTTAGCTGAAGCTACACAATCTTGTTTCTATTGGCCATCTCCTAATGGCAGTAGAAAGGTGGATATTGGTGTTGTACAAGTAGGTAGATTTATTTATTTTCTTAATTTATTAACATCAAATCCATCGGCTAATGTTTTAAATGGTGGTGTTCCTATTGAGTCTAGTGTACCTAATAATAGCAAATGGCAGTTTGCTATTATTAAAGATTATTTGATTGCTGTTAATGCTTATCTTGATACTCCTTATTTGGTATCTTATGATGATGAAGCAGATGTAATATCATATAGAACAGGTCGTATTGTAATACGGGATTTGTATGGAGTAGATGACGGATTAGCTATAACAGAAAGACCAACAACATTATCAGATTTACATAAATATAATTTAAGAAATCAAGGATGGAGTACGAATATTGTAACCACTTGTGGTACAGATGTATTAGATTGTACATTTACTACTCTAGGAATATACCCAGGAAATTCAGACCAATGGGGTATTGGTCGTATTGGAGATTTAACATCTGCAGATGTTTATAAATATGACCCATCTATAGCAACAAGAAATGCTGTTGATGGGGGGCAAGTGCCACAAGGTAGTTTTATTATAGACTTGTATAATAGAGGGGAATCTCGATTAGCTAATACAGGAATTACACTTCCTGCTGATAGAGAAACCACATTTATATCCACCGTGGCAGCTTATGCTGGACGTGTTTGGTATTCAGGAATACAAGGCAAAATTGTTGATGGTGATGATAGAAGTGTCCATTTAAATAATGCTGTTTTATTCTCACAAGTATTTGACACTTATGAGTCTTTAGTAAGATGTCATCAAGCATCAGATCCAACAAGTTATACCTTTAGTGATGTAGTAGATACTGATGGTGGGATTATTCATATTATTGGTGCTGTTGATATTGTTAAACTGCTTCCTATTAAACACAGTTTGTTTGTATTTGCTAGAAATGGTGTATGGGAAATCACAGGTGGACAGGATGGATTTACAGCTACAGTATTTCAAGTAAATAAAATATCTAGTATAGGTGTATTCTCTCCTTATAGTATTGTAGAAGCTAATGGTGTTATTTACTTTTGGAGTGTGTCAGGTATTTATGCTATTACACCAAATCCAAATTTAAGTGGTGTATGGGATACAAATTCTGTCTCTATGACTACAATACAGAGTTTATATAATAATATTCCAGATATTATTAAACGTGGAGCTAAAGGTTTTTATGATGCTGCTGCAAATAGAGTTAGATGGTTGTTTGCATCAGATTATGGTCATGTACAAGGACAGCCTATAGATCAACCACCTTTAGTTATATATCCAAGCATAGGAACTCCAGTAGATATTGATTTTGGTAGATATACATCCTATTTCGATGTTACCGCCTTAGATAGTGAAACAGTAGTAATTACTGCTGTTACTCGTCCTGGTGCTGGTGGTGGTGCTTTCGGTGATATACGTGGAATTGTTTGTAAAGTGGATGTTACAGATAACACTATTACAACTATAGGTAGTCCAACTATTATAGAGAATGTTAGTAGTACCTATTTAAACATTTCTACTGTTAAACTTGAGGCTGGTAAATTTGCTGTTATTGCCCACGAGGACACGGGTAAAGATGTATATTGTGTAGTATGCACTGTTTCTGGAACTACTATACTTCCAACAGCTAGGCAAGCTATTTCAACAACAACAGTAGCTAATATATTTACAACAACTCCATCATCTCGATTGGAGGATAATAAATTTATATGTGGATGGGAAGGAAATACTGGCACAACATCTAGTAGATCACCCCGAACAGTTGTTGTATCTGTTAGTGGCACAACCATTGCTGCTGCAACTGAAGTAGTATTAAATGACTATCCATCACAAGACACCCAAATTATTGCATCTAATTCATCAAATTATACTTTATATGCAAATGTTGCAGTTTCAGGTGCGCGTAAAATAGTTCCAATTTCTGTTAGTGGATCAACAATAACACCAGGTTCATTAAGTGATGCTATTACAGGGTATTATACTGGTTCGACAGAAAATACAATTGCACCATTAAAAGATACAAATATTGTTTTAGTAGCCACAGATAATTTATCTGCCTTATTTATAGCTGCTGTGGATTTATCTGCACCAGCAGCTAGCCAATTGAAAGACACTATATCAATTAGTACAATAAGTAATTTATGGCCTGGAAGTATCCGTATTATTAGTGGTTATAATGGTAAATTCACAGTATTCTATCAAAATAGTACAGGCATGGCTTATCAAAACTTTGAATATTCTGGTGGAAGTATCACTACAGTAGGATCTGAGGTTATTATTGATGCAGCCAATACTACTTCGAGTAATTACTACCTTCAATGCACTGATGAACCTATTGCTGGAGATGTTTATGGTGTGGTCTATCCAGCAGTGTCTGGTACACCCTATCCATTAAAATTATTCTTATATAACACAGGGAATGCATAATGGCTTTATCAGAAATTAGCTATCCTAATAGCTATAATAGAGAACTAATATTGGATTTAACATTAAATGCTTTTAGTGTATATGATTTCGACCATGAGAACTATCCACGTGTCCATGATTATGTTCAGCTTCCTGGTTTTATCCTCACAGAAACATCAACGAGTGTTTATGATAGTTCTGGTAATGTTGTAGTAGATGGAAGTGGTAATCCTGTTACCACTTTAGTGTTAGTTACAGGGAATAGAAGCACGGACTTGCGAAGAGAGAATTTTAAATTATTAGTAAGTGAGTCTCCTCAATTTACACTAGGGGAATATAAGGATTACACATTTACAGACTGGGTGAGTTTTGATGGCGTTGGAGTTGACTTTTCTAGTTTTTTGCTTACTGGTTATAATTTAGCTGGTGATATGGCCAGACAAAAACAAGTTATATATTTACAAGTGTTTTGTAGACGAACAGAAGATTACTATGATATTTTAGGTAATTTGGATCATCAGTCATCTTGTATGGTCAAAAGTGAATGGAATTGGAATAATAGTGCAGCGCAAGGCAAATGGGGAACAAGTTTCCAAGCATATAGGTTTTTATATCCGTATGCAGCCACAGGAACAACAGGTGATGCGTTTGACTACGGGGAAACAGTAGTGGTTACAAAAAATAAACTACGTGGTAGAGGCAAATCCTTATCTATTCTATTTGAATCTGCAGCAGGAAAAGATTTACACCTTTATGGATGGAATGCCCTTGTAACAATAAATGGAGAACCTTAATGTACCACATGATATATGATGATGCTGATATTGAAATTATTTCAGAAACGTATGATAGTATTCCAGATGGTGTAGTGTTAAATACAGAAGTAAAACAATTCTCATTTTCCATATATAAGAAATTTAAAAAAATATGGGTAGAGTTGCAGAAAGAGTTTAAGCACATTGGATATACTTACGTGATTTCAATCCCACTTGAAGAAGAAGATGTGCGCTGGAATGAGCATTGGGGTTTTAAAGACACTGGTCTGAGAGTTGATGGTCATAAAGTAATGAGGTTTGATTTATGGTAGCCGAACTTATAGGAAGTTTATTTACAAAGAATAAGCGCAAGAAAATACGCCGGGCACAAAGAGCAGCTTTTGCTGCTATTTCTGCCGAACAACAGAAACTATTTCAGCTAGAAACTCTACGCGCTGATTTTGGAACAAGGCAGGAGAAAATCCAACAATTACGTGAAAGTAGAATACGAAGGGCACAAATATTAGCTAGTGCAGCCAATTCAGGGGCTATGGATAGTAGTAGTGCTAAAGGTGGTGCATCTAGTGCTTATTCTACTGCTATAGGGAATATAGGTGTGTTAAATGCGTTCCAGAGCTACAGTAAAGCTATAGGAACATCCCAATCTGAAATAGCCAAGCAAGAAGGAATATTACAGCAACTTGGTGTTAAGATGGAGGCTCAACAGGCTAAGGCACAAATGATAGGTAGTATTGCTGGTGCTGTTGGTACTATTGCCACACTTCCGTGGGGTGGTGGAGTTGGTAGTGTTGCTACGTCAATTGGTCGTCAAGTTGGATTAGGTGGTGGATAATGTATTCGTTAGATGAAGATAAAATACCAGAGAGTTTACCAGAACGTGCCCCATTAAAACCACTACCTAATGATGTTGAAGCTAGGCAGCAAGCTTATTATGCTGCTTATTCTGCTTCCAAGAAGTCATTAATAGGACGGGCTAGATTAACAGCACAAGAACAACAAAAAGAGTTTCTAAATTTATATGGAAAAATCCATAATGATTTAGTTACTAATGGTGTGTCTCAGGACATGGAGGATGAGAAAACCGCTATTATTAATAGAGATGCTCAGGATGAGCAACAGGATATTATTAATATTGCTACAGATCCAACTATCCCTGTTGAACAAAGGGCTAATGTTTTGACCAATAAGCCGAAGAATCCTTTCAATTGGGCTGATAAATATAAAACTACCATCACGGCTGAGAATCATGGTGTTACAAAGAAAGATGAATTAGCTCAGGATAAGAATGTAGCTACATACATTCCAAAGAACATACAGGCTGCTAAAGACGTTGAAGATTTAAAGAATGCTGCTGCTGGTTCTTTAAATATCACACATGCTGGATTTGCTGGTTCTGCCTTGCTCAATTTTATCCCTGGTAGAACAGGCGTTCTTACAGCTAATCTATATGCTGCTATGACTAACGATCATAGTTTTACTACTAGAGCTAAAAATATTGTTCTTCCTGGTAGTGCTAATAAAGAAATGGGTAAGTTATGGCAACAATGGGATGCTAAAGAAAAGAGAGAAGGGTTAATACGCATTATACGATATATGGAGTCATCCACGGCATTAGATGCTGACAAAGTGGAGATGCTATTAAAGACATTAGAAAATCCAGATCAACCTTGGTGGGAAACATCCCTTAGTAATATTAGTGGCATATTAGATGCAACCTTTGTTGGGGCTGCTGCAAAATCCCCTATAAAATCAGCTAAGGAGTTTATTAAATGGGCAACAACATATAATGCAGCAGGTGATAAAGCTGCTGTGTCATTTGTTAAAAATGTGTTCACTAAGAAGAATGTAGCTGCTGCTGGAGCAACTACTAAGGCAGCCCAAGAAGTAGCTACAGATGCAACTATTATACAAGCTGTTACTAAGAATGAGCCACCTGTAACATCCCCTTTAGGGATTGAGGTGATTAATAATCCTGACAAGGCTTCCAAAACTATTGTAGCTAGTGTTTTAGACGACACAGGTGAAGTGGCTAAGGTTGTTACACCTGAGGGTAAAGGGCAGATAGTTGATGTTGTTCTTCCAAAGAGTGTTGATTCTGGTGAATTACAGACAATGTATCCAGATGTATTTGAGAAGATTAACACTTACGCAAAAGCTTTAAAACCTGAATCACAAATCAATCCTGCTTTGTATGATGATGCTTTTCAACAAAGTGAAATTAATACACACATTGAGATAATAAAGAGAACACAATACCCTAGCTTGCAGCTTTCTAACACTGTTGTTGATTTCCGTTTTGGTGATACATCCTACATAAAAGCTATGTATGGAGAAACACCTAATAGAGGTTGGCTGACAGAAGGTGAGGCTATGTCTATGTTAAATAAACTGAAAGGAGATATTCCTCCTGATGTTTATAAGAATATGGAAGTGACCTATCATCCTAAGAATAATGAATATTACATTACACATAACATAGAGAAACAATTTACGCCTAATGTATTAATGGGTGATGATTATGGTGCTACATTTCAAATACCATATACTAAGAAAGAAATTAGCTTAGATGCTATTGCTAGAAATAAATACATTAATTGGATATTGCCTAGCTCAAGTAGAATGACCTCTGGCCTATCTAGCAGTGCTATAGCTACAGAAATGGGTGTAGCACAGAACATTTCAAAGTTAAATCAATATTTGAATAACTTTGTCATGAATAAGACGGATGTATTTCCTGACTTGAATAAAGAATTGAAACTCATTCATGAGCAACAGATAAGTGGCTGGAAATCTGTGAAAGAACTGTTAGCTGACAAACCACATCTGTCTGAAGCACAGAAAAAGGATTTAGTGGAAGCCTATTATTCTGTTAAAGCATTAGGTGATACGTTCTATGACATGGCTAACAAACGTCATAGAGGTGATTTAGTGTTAGATGGACAGAAGGCTATCTATGGATCAGATGGAAGTATAAAAGGGTTTGGTAAAGATGTTCCATTTGATGAGACAACACATAAATATATATTTGACATTGATTTAAATGCTGCTGTTGTTTTAACCAAAGAAACATTAGCTGGTGGTAAGATAGTTAAATTAAAATCACTTCTGTCAGATGCTAATGGTGATAAATGGGAATATGCTATATTACGTGGTGGTAGTAAGCTAGGAGAACTTCCTCCGAATACACTTAGTAGAATAGATAATTACATTCCATGGTATCACACTGCTGATTTCTTTGTACAGCGTACACCATTAAAGATGCGTCTGAACGGCTTATCTGTTTCTGATGAAAGTACCCTGGCTAAATTCTCAGAACGTATAGCTGGCGCTCGTACACATGCCGATGCTGACAAGATAGTAGCAGAAATGACAGCAGAATTTGGTGACACGTATACATTTAAAACTGTATTAAGAAGCGAGAATGTTCTTGATGAGATAGTTAATGTACATGAAGAAGCTACTAAATATGCTGCTTGGGAAAAGCACAGAGGACAGAGATTACTTAACTATGATCCTATAGATGATCCTATCAGAAGCTTACATATGATGGGTAAATCTTTAATGCAACTAGACGCATGGGAAGATTTTAATAGATATTTCAAACAACGCTTTGAGAAAACCTATGCGGACATATTACCAGAAGGACAAATACCTAAAAATCCAGATAGGTGGACTCTACCAGATGGGAAAAATACAAAAGAAAATATAGCTTTATTAGCTGCGGGTAAGCGTGAACTAGAATGGCATAATGGTATATTCAGAAGCATGGTGGAGAGTGATAGAGCGGTGTCGTCATTCTTTCATTCTACTGCTGATGTGATGAATCAATATGGCATTAAAGGTGATAAAGCTGTACGTGATTTAGCTAAACAAGGTAATGTGTTCCTACGTATTCCTAATGCTGCTGCTACACATCTCTTGCTATATAATAACATTGCTAAACAATGGGTAGTGCAGACACAAAACATTTGGAGTTTACATGCTCTTGATCCGGCATTCATTCGCTATGGTTTGCCTAATGTACTTCCATTTATTTTTGCTACACTGGGAAAGAGTAAATATTTTCAAGGACAAGAATCTACCTTTATCAAAATATCTAAGTTTATTGGTGAAACACTTAGTGGTATTAAAGGTAAAGAGTGGGATGATATGTATAATGGCTTTGCTAACAGTGGTATGTTACAAGCTGTCGACTTAAACCAGATGGTTTTAGGTTTGAAACATCATGGTAATTATACACTAACTCCTGAAGTACATGAGCAGATAGCTAAAGGATTAACACAAGCTATATCATTACCTGGAAACATTGCTAAAAACTTAGGCTACACTCCTGCTGAATTAACCAACTTAGCTGGTGCTTGGATATACTCATATAAACAATATCAGAAATTACATCCTGGTGTTGATATGACTAATCTACATCACATTGAACAAGTGAAGGCTAAGGCGTTAGCTTTAACAGGAAGTATGGCGGGTAGTGCTGACACCATGAGCTACCAACGTGGTATGTGGTCACTTCTGTTTAAATTTATGCCAATTCAGAGCAAGCAATTAGCATTAATGACAACATCCAAAGCTACCACTAAGGAAGAGAAAATACGCCTTGCTGTGGGGCAAACTATTTTATGGGGAACAGCCGGTACATTAGGAGGAACATTAATACATGATGGTGTTAATGCTTGGATGACAGACGAAGAAAAGGAAGTGTTTAACAAGTATGAGGGTGGTTTAATTGACTTAGTATTTAATAACATTTTAGATATTACACTACGTCATGCGTTTGGTATAGATGATGAGAAGCCAACATCAATAGGATGGAGTCATTCCATGGGGCCGTTTAACAATGGCTATGGTGTTCCAGCCATTGACGTATTTTATAGTTTATACAAAACATTTACAGATCAGGAAGCTGCTAATCCCCGTATTGCTGCCGTTGGCGCTACAGGTGTTATAACTAATTTTATTACCTCTATTAGCAATAGACTAGCTATACAAGGTGAATATGATACACCACACATAGCTAATGCTATTATAGCAGAAACTCCCACTCTGTTTAAAGCTTGGGATAATGCAGCTAAGGGTTATGTAATGTGGCAAACTGGCAAGCTTGTCTCGAAGCATGGAAATCCTAGAGATTTGGTAGCATCTCATGGTGATGCTATTGGCCGTATGGCTGGTGTATACACTAAAGAGGAATTAGATGCTTTCAAAAATATAGATGTGGAGAAAGGAAAGAAAGCAGCACAGAAAGCAATGGAAAAGGAAGTGTTCGATTACATCATGAAGAATAGAACAGATATTCTGTTTTTAGGTAGGACAGATAGAGCTGTAGAATTAGACAAGATGCTATATGTGCTTGGGCACGATGATCCAGAACTAATGTCTAAAATGCGTACCAGCATAGAAAAGAAATTATTCTATGCTAATAAAGAATTTGCTGATAGCTTACAACAACAAATAGATAATAAAATGTCTGAGGCTAAAGCTTCTTTAGACCAAGCTGAAGCAGAAGTTAGCGATGGTGCATTGAAAGAATTGATACAAACTTTAAGGAATAAATAATATGCCGTTATTAGATGCAACAATACGTCCTAGTCCAATTGACCCTAGATTTGCTCTCACTGTTGCTGTTGATGAATCTGGCAAGACAGAAGCAATGTCTGAAATACCAGGGCTACAAGAGAAAGCTTATCAATATGGTGTTGCTGGTGCTACAGCACAAGCGGCAGGTGAATTAATTTCAGAAGCTCATAAGGGCTTCCAACTAGGTAAGCTTGGTGGACAGATAGAAAGAATAACAGCGCCTACTAGGGAAAGTTTAACACAAATAGCTAGTTTAGAAAATGACATTCATGGATTGAAACAACAAAAAAGATTAGCTACTTCTCATGAAGAAGTGTCAAAGATAGAGCCACAACTAGCAGCAAAAATGCAGAGTTTAATACAAGCTAAACAGCAAGGCTTTTTAAATTCTAATGATGTTACATTACGTGTAAAAGCTGCTGTCAGAGAAGCAATAAATAATAATCCTGGTTATACAACTGCATTATCTAATTATGCCAGTGATGTTCTATGGGCATCAGGTATTCGTGAAATAGGTGATCCTACTCCTGCATTAGATGCTGCTGAAGCACAAGCTAAGAAACAAGTAAGAGATTTACAATTAAAGCAAGCACAGAGTGCGGGTGTTTTTATTGATGCCACTAAGATGCATGATGAAACTTACATGCGAGAAAGACAAGTTGATGTTCTGAATGCAATGGAAGCTAAGAATGCTATAGATGACATTATAGCCGGAAAGAAAATAGCTGATATAAATAAAGCAGCTACAACTTCCGAACGGAATAAAAGAGCATTACAAATGCAGAATGGCGGTAGGGCTACTATTAATGATGTAGTCAATGTAACTTCTGAAGCGTTAAATAAAGCAACTACTCCACAAGAAAAAGCTCAGATAAAACAAAATTCTATATCTACTGTTGAAGATGGACTAGACAAACTACGACAGCATTATGTTGATAGTGGCCATTCGATTTCAGAGGCGGAAAACTATACAGATAGTTTAAGAACCTATTATAACAATTTAATGAAACTGCATGATGATAGAAAGAATAATAAGATTAGTCAGGAACAATTTGTCTCGGCTGTACATTTTGATAAAGCCATAGAGGAGGCTTATGAAACTCTAGGATTCTCTAAGGAATTTCGTAAAATAGCTGCTAAAACAAATACAGCAGAAAAGGCTGCGTTGTTGAAAGAAAATCCTGCTCTAGCAAATCAAATAAAAAACTTCACTAAGCTGCAAGCGCATATTATTGATCCTGATACACGTGCTATGTTAGTAGAAAATATGAGGGCATTCGATAATAAACCTGCTGCTGTCCACTGGCTAACCACCTATATGCAATCTGGAAATTATGAGATGGTACAAGAAGTGACAGATGCATACACTAGGATGTTAAAGAATTTGTCTTCTCCTATGTTGTCAAGAGAGGACAGAATTAAAGGTCGGGATGTCATGGTAAGCACTCTCTCAAATTTAGCACCCGATGCACATAAATTCCTGTCATCTGAAACTAAGGCGAATGTTACAGAAGCTTTGCACGATCAAATAACTTCTGTGATGCACTTTGTTAATGGTAGTAAAAAGACATATAACTACTCAAATAAGATGGATGAGAACGGAATTATCCTCACTGTATTAGATGAACGTGGTAATGTAGATAATGAAAAAACTGCTACTGCACGTAATGTATTTGGTGTCCGTATTAACGAAGCACTAAAAGTGTATTCTCGTATTAATGGTAAATCCATGAACGAGGCTGCTAATGCCTTGCTTCCCCAGTACACTGATACATTAGGAGTTACACTACCAGAACAAACTAAACAAGGAGGTCAAGATATGTTGTCAAAAGAGTTTATTAAATCTAAGGAAGGGTTCAGAGAAAAGGCTTATAAGGATGGTGCTGGTAAATGGACTATCGGTTATGGCTTTACATCTATAGATGGCACTCCTGTTAAAGAAGGTGATGTTATCTCTAAAGAGGATGCAGAGTTTCAATTGGATAGGATATTAGATGAGCATAAAACATTTAAAAATAAAATCACCCGTGAGCTAACTCCTTATCAAGAGGATGCGCTTGCCAGCTTTGAATACAATCTAGGGGGTGGTGTTTGGAATAAACCACGAGGTATGAAAATAATTGAAGCCATAAACAATGGTGATTTTAACACAGCAGCAGAGTTATGGCGTACATACAATAAAATAAAGAATCCCAAAACAGGACAATATGAAGTGAGCAAAGGATTAGTTAGTAGACGAGAAGAAGAAGCTAAAATGTTGATGGCACAAAATGAAGGGGAATAACAATGCTAGAAATAGCAATATATGTAATGGGGTTGTTTATATCAATAACAGGATTTTATATTAAACGGGTATATGACAAAATGGATGCCTTAGAGCAAGACTTAATTAACCATAAATTAGAAGATGCTAAAATCTATGCTACCAGGAATGAAATATCTAAAGTAGCAGATGACATTAAGGACTTAATAACTCCTATAGCTCAAAAATTAGCTAGTATAGAAGAATTTTTACGGAGTGGTGGAAAGAACACCCACTAGGAATTGATTTAAGGCATTATCTCAACTAGGTTGATATCTTCCTATGGAAAGAGGGGTAAAATAGCTTCTACCCCTCTTAAAATGCTTCTATTCAAGAATAACAACGATTGCTACTATTATTAATACAAATATGGAAAGTAATGTCCATATTCCGTCAATTACTTCAGTTCCCATTTAATTAACTCCTCTAAATAGTCTTTAGCTTTCTCCAAATCTACTATACCACCCTTCTCGGGGTAGCGCGAAATATATTTGATTACATTTCCTCTTAAATAACCTCTATATTCATTCTCTGTAAATATACTTTGCATATATTCCCAGGGCTGTATGGAGAAGTTATAATGATCTGGGCATTTATTAGATACAGGTAACTCTGTCCATTGTTTAATTTCCATGTAATTTCCTTATTTTTCTAAGTTGTTTAACTAAGCGTGTCATACTGTTCCTTTATTTTGTTAACATGTTCTGTAATAAAGTTTAATTCGTCAATGTCAAGGCGTATACTGTTACCGTCGTGTAGATTGGTAATTTCAAGAAATACCCCTGCTGCCTCGTCCATAAGTTCAATTGTAGTAACACTGTCCCCAAATATAGGATTGTCCCCTGCATGATGAACAGAAAATTTAGTGGGTGTAATTATATATTTCATATTAAGTGCCTGTATTGTCGCCATCCTCTAAAATTACCACTCCATAGTGAACCATATCTATCCATGTGGGTAATTCCTGATTCATATTCTAGGCATGATATATCATATCCTTCTGGATATTTCATAGGGGTGGCTTGATGTTCAAATGGGGACATATGCCCATCTTTTAGTAACCTATCTGCTAGATTAATGTCATTGTTTATGTCTGGTGTGCTATTATCATGATTTAGATAACTTACTCTAGCACATCTAGCAACAGAACATTTTATAGCTTGGTTAGTAGTTAGAACACCATGTAAATCATGATTTATTTTTCCTATTGGTAGATATTCATTACCAAAAGTGTTATCTTCAAAATCTTTAAATTCAACATATGGTAAATGCCACTCACCTATTCCTAGATCCCTAGGTGTGCTATTCATCATAGCTTCTTTCATAACTCTAGCTAGTTCTTGTATTTCAGGTTGAGCGCATGAATGTGCCCGTAAGCTAAAGAAATTATCCCACTCTGTTGCTGTAACAATAACTTTTATATGCAGGAAAGGCTCTAACAGCCTATTTGCTACTTGTTTATGCAAAGCACACTCCTCGCTAAGAGTGCCTGCGTGATTTGCTGCATCCTCTGCTGCAATCTCCCATGTTGTTATCGCCAGGGGTTTGTGTATTGTTTCCTCATCAGCCTGCATTCCAGACTTATTCTTTCCCCAATTGATGGGCATGGCAGGATCATTCCTGACAGAATTAATCATCCTCCCTGTGGGGATAGCTCGACTACTAGATGCGTTCCGAGAAAACACCCTATGTGTCATAAACTCACTATGTATAAATCTAGGATAGGTTAACTCCAATGTCGTTAACCTGATGTTGTGCTGACTAACAGAGTCGGCTATTATTTTGGCTGTTATTGTCAATGTAATTCCTCACTTTCTGTGTCTGTGTAGAATATACCACCAACAGAAAATTTAACCAATACATCTGGCATATCTGGATAGGTGAAGGATAATTCTACTACATCTGTTAGTAAATTTAATTCAGCTTCATAAGCTGAATTAACCACCTCTTCTACTATGTTTCTAAATCTATCTTTGTGTATCATTGTTAGTCCTCCATAGATACACAAGGTTTTTGCATTCGCTTTCTGGTAGCCTCATTATTTAATGCTACTAACCCACAACCTGAACAATACATCCAACTAACTATTTTTTTGTTAAAAACATGCTGTGTAGTTTTGAATGTCCTCTGTTGCTGTTTCCATTTTTCTTTTTTGGTTATCATACTATTTATTATTTATTATTAAATTATGTACTTCTGTCGTAAGTCTTTTACAAAATTTAGAGAATCTTCTCTACCACCTCTATACAGTGTTAACTCTAACTGTGCAAGATCATGTAGTAAATCCCCATATAACTCTCTGTGGATGTGGTATTTGACATTCTCTACGCACCTATTAAGGTCAGACTGTTTAGCAATAATTTCAGAACCTAGTCGCAATTCAAATCTGTACTTATAGTAGTCATCAAAAGACACGTCAAGTTTGCTTACCTTTTCAGTGGGTAGAAAGTAGAAATCATTGTTTGAATAACTAGCTAAAACTCTCTCGTTTGTATTAATCAATTTAAATTGGTCTATTATTGACATGCTATACACTCCTTCTGCCTAAATCCAGTGCATCTCTGGCTATTAATGTTCTCATTGACAAGCCTCACACTCACCCTTACTGGCCGTTACACCAGCTTTACTATAGCAATAATATAAACTTAAAATATCTTCATTTAAAAAGGCTTCTTTATGAACAGAACTAATATACTCTTCAGAAGCATCAGCAGCAAAGAACAAATTAACACTCTGTCCTTGATCTATATATGGCTGACGCTGTGCTGCATGGCGTATAATAACATGTTGGTCAATTTCAAACGCGGTTTTGAACACTTGCTTTTCATAATCACTCAACCAATTTACAGACTGAACACTACCAAAATTATTAACTATCTCCTGTATGTGCTTAGTGTCATATACATGACGCACTTTCATAATTTCTAGTAAAACTGAATTAACTCTTTCCATTTCACCTGCCACAGTGGTTTGTGTGTATGTCATGGCCGGGTCTGGATTGATACCTTCACTAATCCCTCCCATAATAAGTGCTGTACTCTTTGTAGGAGCAATAGCCATTAAATGAGTGTTCATTTTTTGGGTGTCTTTACACCAAAGAGGACGCCCAAATAAGAAAGATGAATCTTCAGACGCCTGTGTGCTTTGTTGTTTAATATGTTTAAATATAGTAGTGTTTAAAAACTGTGCCTCTAAACTTTCAAATGGTATGTTTTTAAGTTGTAATAGTGTATGCCAACCACATACACCTAAACCTAATGCTCTACCATTCTGAGTAAATTGTCTAGCTTTCTCTAGTCCATATACACCTTCACTCTGCTTAATAAACTCCTCAGCAACACAATCTAGGAATATTGTAGAAAAGTATACGGCATTTGTATTCTTCCACTCATCCCACTTAGCTAAATTCATAGATGATAGCACACATGTAAAAGTGTTGTGGTCATCACTATGTAACATTATCTCTGTACAAAGATTACTAGCTTTTATGTCTAAATTGTTATTAATATATGCTAACGGTCTGTGTCTATTAGCTTTATCAACAAAAAAGAAATAACCTTTGCCGGTTATCATCTTTGTTTTTAATGCTTTTTGATAACGTCGAATAGCTTCAGAATTTGATTTGTTCAAATCCTTAATAAACTCGTCTGTGATATTCCATCCAATATTTACATCATCAGGATGGTGTAATATAAAATCACACAGTTCATCAAAATCACCATGTGTGATGGGTAAATATCCTGCCCATGCCCCACGTCGGGCTGTGCCTTGAGCAACATAACGCATGTCCTCTACAAATCCTTTAACAACAGGTAATACACCATAGGACTTACCACCTGTAGTAATATCACTGCCTCTTGCACGGATAGCTCCTAAATAACTTGATGTACCAAACCCATACTTAGTTAATATGGCATTCTCATGTTTGGATGTATAAATACCATCAATACTGTCCGGTATATACCCACCAGAACAGGATACAGGCATACCTCTGTCTGTTCCCATATTGGCTAATATTGGTGTTGAAGGGCTTAACCACCCTTTCCATAGAAGCTCAAAAAATTTTTCTGTATAGAATGTCTCATTTATTGTGTGCATTGCTGCTGTTTTAGCAATACGCATGTATTGCTCTTTAGCTGTATTAGCTTTATACAAATATCTCTCTTGAAATAATTGCCACCCTGCTGTGGTAAACCAAGAAGGTATTGTCCCTTGTTTCTGTAATCTTTTTCTTTCACTACTGTATTTGTTCATTATTTTACCCAAATAAATTCTTGTTCTTTCCAATCTCTAGTGTATTCTCTTCCTTGTCCACTGAAGAAATCATTATATTGGAAATTGTTTATCCCTGTATAAAACCAATTTGCTATTGGGTTGAACTCTCCATCAGCAACAGCCCAGTGCTTAGGATCAATCCATAAATTCTGTAAGCAGATAGCAATACGACTTTGTACAAACAGTTTTAAATCTGTGGCTGTGATTCCCTCAATTTCACCTTTCTCGAAAATCATATCAATTATCTGATTTTCATGCTCATATATCTGCTGTGCTATTTCATATATGGGAGAAACATCATCTAATTCTCGGATGTGTCTATATACATAAGCACCAGCCATGCTATGTAAATTTTCATCTCTAACAGAGAAGTTTATCCCTCTTACAATGTTAGTAAGTTTGTTCTTTCCCAAACTCTGGAAGTGTTTTAGAAAAGCGAAACTACTATACAATATAACACCTTCTACCATTGAGAATGCTGCCAAGGATAGAGCATCATATGGGTTATTAATATACTCATCTATTGCATTCATACGATTTACCAGAACAGGATTAGTTTGATAGTCTGTATAGAATGCAGGATTAGCTGCATTTAATAATTCATTAATCTTGTTATAAAATGGCTTATGAACAGCCAATTCAAACATACCAAAGGTGGCGGCCATTGTCTGTAATTGGTGATGTTGAAATGTATCTTTGAATCTCCCATTCCAATACTCTGCACCAGCTTCTTGCTCATACAATGTGAAGAGTTTTAATACAGTGAATACACCATGCCGTTCTGCATCTGTCAAATTTACAAGAACGTCTTGTACATCTTTTTCCACGTGTATTTCATCGGCAGTCCAAAACACCTTTAATTGGTCTTTGGTAAACTTCTCTATCTCTGGAAAGTCATTGGTAAAAACTACCGTTTTATCAAAAAAGTTAGCCATTTAGTTTCTCCAATATTTTTTGGTATTCAGGGTCTGTTTCTTTAACAAATACACCTTGCCACATAATACCTTTCCTGTCTTTAATCTCTTCATAAGCTGCTTCTAAACACTCCGTAAGAGACAAACCACATTGTTCTGTTAAATTAATTAAGCAGACAAGAACATCACCAATAGCATCTCTTGTTTCTTCCATCTGCCCTTTTAAGAGGGCATCAGCAAGTTCACCCATTTCACTCTGAGCTTTCATGTATTGGCGATAGAAATCGCTACCATTAATAATGTTTCTATCGAAAGCCCATTGTCTTACTTTAAATATTAAATCGTTCATATTAGTCCTGAGAGTGTTCTGTAATTAATGTATATGTTAAGACATTAACACATTTTATTTTATCATTTGTTTCTCTATACCATTGGGCTTCAGCATTTGCGCGTTCTTTCGTAATGTATAGGGAATAGCCTTGCCATCTAAAATTAGCGTAATCCACAAACTCTAATCCATAGTATTGTGTCATTTTTTTTCCTCTATATATCCACAATCTTCAGTCCTAAATTTAGCCAACATAATTGGTGGATGGGGTGTTTTTAGTGAATTTGTAGACCATCTAACAGCATTGTTGAACTCCTCTTCTGTTAGATTTCTATCACATGTAATATTACCACACGGTGTATCACACCAGGATCTGTCTTTATAACAAATCATGCTTGTTCCTTTAATAATTCAGGGAGGACATAAACGTAGCCATCCCAATTTTCCACACCATATGCTTCGAGTGTTTTTAAATTATGCTCTGCACTTATTAGTCTATTGTACTCTTCTCTAGAAATGGTAACATAATCATCAGACATATAGTCCCATTCGTCTGTAGTTGTCTCACATTTAAACATTTTTAACATCCTTTAACTTAGGCATCCACCATTTTTTATGTTGGTTATAGTATAACCTCATTGCAGTATACATCTCAGTTGAGTACCTATGCTGAAACCATGCCCATGTTCCTTCATTAACATTTGTCATAGCATCATCTGAATAGTAGAAATTAGTAATGCTATCATATAAATCAAGTAGTAGAACGTGTCTATCCGCGTGAAAATACTCTGAAAGAATCCATTGAAACTGCCACCAGCTAGGATCTATCATTAAATCGTAAACATCATTAATAAAGTAATCTAATATACGACATTTTTGTTCAGCCCAAACAAAAACCGGTTTTACTGGAGATTGCCACAATTCTTCATTCTTCATCATCAAATTCCTCAACTAAATATTCAAATTTTTCATCAATCTTATCAGAAAATCTATCCACTATATCTGTAGACGTTATTTCTAATAACTCTAGTAAATCAACTTCAGGACATTCCTCAAGTTTTTCTTTTAAATCCTTATAAGTTAACATTGCTCTCTGCTATAATAAATTCCTTAACCAACTTACTTCTAACAATGTCGTCAGAAGTAAACTCGATAAAACAAACACTATTCATGCATCTTAGCACATTTAGAAACCGATGTAAACCACTATTTTTCTCATCGGCTTGTTTAAAATCACCACAGAATACTATTTTAGTTTTATCTCCAACTCGGGTTATAACAGAATACAGTTCGTGATATGTTAAGTTCTGCACTTCATCTACAATAATGATGCTATTGTCAAAGGTTAAACCGCGTATAAAACTTGTTACAAGAAACTCAAGCTTTCCTTGCTCCTTTAATCTTGTGTACACATCTTTCTGTGGAAACAGAGAAGAAACTAAATCATTATAAGGAAGCTCATAAATTTCTGTTTTCTCTGTTATATCCCCTGGAAGATGTCCTATGTCTCTTGTTGAGACAGCACTTCTAACAATAATCAATTTCTTGTTCCTGCTGTGAAGCACTTCTTCAATTGCTTTATACAAGCTTATGAATGTCTTTCCTGTTCCAGCAAATCCGTGGAGGACAAAGATTTGATGTTTACCCCAATGGTGAAACAGAAGGGATTGATTCGACGTTATAGGGGAAATGCTTAGTAAATCGGCTTTGTCTACTTTTAATTTATTTGTCATAGTTCTTTTTTAAATACTTGAGTGAAACAAACATTTCATCAAACTCCCCATCACTAACTTCATTAAGCATTATAATACCGCGCCAATGATTATTGGATTGAGCATCTAAATAGTTCTCGTCATGCTCATAACAACTACCACAGATGATTGACGTAAGACGTTTTCCATCTGCGCGTTTGCTATATGCAACATCCCTTCCTTGTTGATGACCGACTACAACACTTTGATGACGTTGTGTTAGCAAACCTCTTGCGGTTGTTATTGGCCTACCCATTACACCAGATGTAATGTAGTGACAATAAACAACTCCATCTATAATGATGGGTTGTAGGAATGGTATAACTTCCCAATTATAAGAGCTATATTCTAAATCAGAAACAGAGATTAACCCATCTAATTTCCTGTCTAAATCTATTGCTCTGCTTATTCTATGCTCATGATTACCTAGTGTTAAAACTAGTCTAGGATTCCATCGCTTCTTTCTATTGGCTTCGATTCTCACTTGTTCTTTTAGAATAGGAACCATAAGCTTTGTCATAGCCTCTTTAGCTGCTTCTACATCTGCTCTGTATGTTCTACCTTCAAAGGACTTTTTACCAACATCATATTGAGAGAGGGATGGCATATCAGCAAAATCACCTAAACAAACTATAACATCAGGTTTATGCTTTACTGCATACCTCCCTATGCAACTAAGAAATGAAAAATCATTCCCAGGTTTTGCCTGGGCATCAGGTATAATTAAGTGTTTCATAATATTTTAGTTAATTTTATCCACTCGGCTTTAGAATAGGGAGTTACTTTAGCTATTTCTTGTGCGATAAACGGGATGTCTTTACCATAGGAAACACGAGCATATCCATCAATAGTATGGACAATGTAAAGTGACATCATATCATAGTCGTCTTGATTGTTCTTCAACTGTTTTACTGTCATGGCAATCCTTGCATAATACCTGAAATCCATCTTTAGAACAGAACATTCTACTTATGTACTCATCCCATGATGTAAACCCAGTGTTTACATCCACTACCGGAATTATGTGGTCAACACACACTTGGCTACTAGGATATTCTTTCTTACAACAATTGCATTTATAATGAAAACTCATCCTATTGGTGAGTTTATTTAATTTCTTCCCTGTCCTAGCAGATTTTAATACATCATTCCTTGGTGGCCACCGTAATGTACCTTTTCTTAGCAGAGAAATCACCCATTGCTTAAACTTGGCGGGTGTCCAACTCGGTATTGGGGATAGCATCTAATTCCTTTAGTTTATTACCAATAATAAGTAAATCTTCTGAATTATAATATGTGAAATCATCTGGAACAAACCACCAGCCTTCTTCATCTTTGTCTATTTGTCCTATGTATTTATCGTTCTCAAGTGACAAATCACTTACATTATATTGATGTAAACTTGTTTGATTAAATACTATCATGCTAGTGCTTCCATAAAAAGAGTTATTGCCTGTAATTCTTCTAGGCTTGTGCCTAGCGGGCATCTGTGGTAGTAAAACCATTTGTCTACAGCTAAGTAGATTTTACCTATATGCATATCGTCACCCATGACACTATACTCGTTATGGTATAGTTTTTTGAATGTTACAATCATTTATTTCTTTCCTTATTGAATATGTGATACCATAACTACGCCAAATCCACAGTAAATCGAGGTTTCTAAAGAAGCGCTCTATATTGCAACACCTGTTTTCTTCATCGTGTTCTAAACTACTTGTGTAGAAATAATTAACAATGTCGTACATATCTTGCTCTGTATGAGCATCTTGCAAATAGAAAGCTGCTTTCTTAGCCCCAATTCCCTCTACCCCTACAATATTATCAGACGTATCTCCTGTTAACATTTGTGTGAAGAAGTTTCTAAATCCTGTCTCCTCATCTATGTGAAGAAACTCTTCTTGCCTTATGATTTGTCCTTTCCTAACTATTGGCCATCTATAATGTTTTCCTGGTATTTGTAAGAGGTCTTTATCAATTCCTACAATGATTGTGTCTTTTGTTTGTTCACAACCACAGGCATCATCTGCTTCGTACCCATCACAAGGAATTGCTTTCCATTTATCTATTAAATGGAGCCGTAAATCTTCTCTATACTTTGGGTCTTGTTTACCTTTCCTATTAGCTTTGTATGTACGATCAATTTCTTTTCTGAAGTTATTTCCAGCAGAAACAAAGAGAGAAAATGTGGTACATCCAACAGAAGTTAAGAGCCTGTCTATTTGTTTGTCCAATGTGTATTTAGCAATGGCTAGTGTATCATTTTCACAAACTAATGCTGAATTATAAATTGGTGTATCTGAATCAACTAATGCGTGCATAATTTAATGGGATGTAATTTTAGAGTATGAAAAAGGAGAACGCAAAGATGTAAATTACACCCCATCTTCGTTCAGAATTTAATCATGTTAGAATACCTCCCGTAATTCACCTTCTTTAACATAGAAGGTGGCGTTATCTATCTTTATCTCATACTCAATCTGAGTATCTTCATCTAGGAATACAGAAACAACTTTTCCTGTTAGGGCTACAGTGTCGCCTATCTGAAATTTATTTAATGTCCGGTTCATAATATTCCTCTAGTTTCATTTTTATAATGGTATGTCGTCCATTATTGATGAAATATCGTTAGATATTTCCTGTTTTTCATCTAAAACCCAAGCTGTAAATTGTGCTGCCAAGTTCATAACTTCAAATTGGTCTGCAGATTTCTTACCCTGTAGTTCCAGTAGTTTTAACGCATTTGTTAAACTACTCTGACGAACAATTACCTTCTGCCTTACGGCACGTTCTTCCCTATCTTCCCATCTACCATCATCATAAGTTTTCTTAGCTGCTGGTGTGGCATCTTTTCTAATACCTTTAACATTCCAATACTCACCTTCTTTTTCTTTAGTGATAACAATGTTATCCCCTGGAGACAATTCTGCGAGAGCATTCTTTAATGCTGCATTATATTTTAATGCATTGCTGTGAAACACTTGTTTCTGTTCACCCTTATCAGAATTGTATACAAGAACAGCACCTTTATATGTGCTTCCATCTTGTTTTTCAATTGTTTCATTCTGTTTAACACTAACCACTATTCCTTTAATTTCCATATTTAATTTCCTTTAAATTATACATATCATCACCAACACTTATTTCAATGTTTATTTTTAAATCAAATTTGACATTGAAAATATTATTGATATTGCTCGGTAAGTCAATAAATACATTATTACATAAATCGACGCACTTGTCAACGTCCCTCGTATCAATATCGAAAACAATACTATCATGCACAGTGCTAACCAAACAGCCTCTAATAGAAGCATTCTGCCACCTCCTAAATAAACTACACCTTGCTATGGATACAATGTCTGCTCCATAGCCTTGCACGGGGTAATTTTTTATCTGGGTTAATGGTAGTTTACTACCACTCACCCTATCCCATTTATACATTCTACCAAAGGGAGAGACATACATCCCTGTTTTTAATACTTCATTTGCTATTTGATTGTGCCATCTAGCAATGCCTACATATTTTTCATAATACTTATCTATCACCTTTTTCCAATAGTTCTCACTGCGAGAGATAAATGTAAAATCAGGGTCATTAGCGAATGAATACTCTAGTGCCCCATACAATAATTTAAATTTAAATATCTTGGCTGTTATCCTGTCCGGCAAGCCAAACTTAGCTTGATTATCTGAATGTATATCAGCACCATTATTTAACTCATTATATAACACAGGGTCTTTTGATAAGAATGCAGCGCATACTACTTCTAAACCCTTTACGTCAATATTCACTATCATTTTCGTCTTTATGACCAAACCATTCTGTGGCTTCTCCAGATTCTATGTAACAACCTAGAGGATTAATATCACAATTGGGGTATGCCGGGCATCCTAAATGCGTTGGTTTGTAATTATTTTCAAAATAAACTACATCATCCATATCTTGTCTCCATATATTTTTTTGTTTGTTTATCAGCATTCTGCCCATTCGGTTTGCTGCTAGATAATCTTCCTGTTATAGCCACACATTGATTATAACTTGGATATAACATATTATGTTCCCAATTCATTTTCTCAATCAGTTTAGCATATCCTTCCAGGTAAGTGCCTCTTAATTTCTCAAGTTTATTATATTCCAATAGAAGCTTTATGATTTCCTTCCCCTTTCCTTTAGCTTTTAAACTACGTAGAACAGGCTCATTTACTTCCCATAAGCTATGTTCAGAGTGTGTACCATCTTCTATTCTTTTCTTTGACTTAGCTGTTTCTGTTCTAGGTAGTGGATCAACCAATCTGTTGTAGTAATGGGACAATGTTTTTTTCTTAAACTTAACTTCACCTTTTCTATTCCCTGTTTTATAATGACCGACTGGCACATAAATATCTTCTGTAATAACACCACCATATAAAATGGCACTAACATCATCGTTAGAACTAAGATTAACATTACTGTTACCAACAAGTAAATAAATGTTACATAAAATGCTGTCAATATCTTCAGATAGTTTCTTAGCATGTTCTAATGCCTTTTCTGTATTAAAATAAATACCACTACGTTCCATCTCCAACAAGCATAACAAATCATAACATTGTATTTTAAATAGTTTGTATAAATTCTCAGAATGAGTCATAGTCTGTAATTTTCATTCTATAACCATCTCATTTATTTTATAATCATATAAGTCTTTTATATCATGTTGATCTTTTAAATCTTCTACAAACACTTCAGCATCTTCTTTTAGATAGAATATTCTTATTAAATCCCATTCACCTAAACAACAATAACTACTAAATACACAATAAACTTTCATATTTTCCATATTCCTTTTGATTAACATTTTTAAATCATCATCATGAATTAATATTTGAGCTGTGTGATCGTTACCTATACCTATAATAACACTATACCACTCATCTGAACATAGTTCTATTCGAGTAGGGGCATAATGCACCCTCTCTTGTTTTAGAATCATGTATAATAGTTTCTCACTTTTCATGCTATTCTTAGAATACTCCAAATTGTTTGGCTTGTTCTTTAAATACACTTTCCGTTCCTATCAAATCATAGTCAAGGTAGTCCTTGACTATGTGCTTAGGTATGTTCTCTGTGCTAATACCTTTATCCCAATATTCTGTTTTAACAACGTCTAATTTAACAGGATGCCCATACTTAATTAGTGCATCATTCAAACTAGGATAGGGATTTCTCTGACACTCTACCATAAATTCAAATATCTGACAATCCCATATTCTTTTTTTAGCACTGTAGAACTCTGATAAATCTATTCCAACATTTAACAGCCAATGCAAATCAAACTTAATGTTAAACCCCACTAACAAATCACATTGATTTAATTGTGCTTGTGTATATTCTGCAAAATCCTGGTCAAGCCAGAACACCTCCGGTGTTTCATCCAGCCATTTTAAACCTATACAAACAAGTTTATTTGCCCTGTCTGCCCAATGGCCTTTGTTCGATGTGGTTGTTTCAACATCAATAGTTAGTATTTTCATATATAACCAGCAAACGCTTCAGTGTTTGCTATCCAGAAAAACATAATAGCAAATAGAATAATTAATAGTTTTGTTGTGTCATTCATTTTCTAATAACTCAATACTTATTATTTTTAAATTGTTCATTTAAATCTTTAACCGTATTATATAATAATAACAAATCTTTTTCGAGTAATTGAACGCCACCAATATCAAAAGATGCCACAGAATTATTATTTGGCATTCCAATTTTTCCTATAATAATACCATCATATTCCATAACATCTCGATATAAGTCATCTGATATTTCAATAGCCATTTTTCTCTGAGTAATCCCCATTACTCTCTCCATATTATATAATCCTCGTATATTTCTCTACTTCCTCTGGGGTTAGTGGAATTGCTCTTCCCCACCTGATTAATCCTTCCGCTACATAATGAAAAGATTTGTCCGTTGGATTGTATGATGTAATTAACCTTATGTATTTTTGCACGGGACTACCATCCCTGTCATCCCACACCCAACATAATACACCATCACCTATATTATCTTCCCAGGGCACTTCTATTTCCCATTGTTCAACACGATTCCAACAATTTTCTTCGAGAGCATAGTGATAGTCATCATGTTGTGTGATACAGCGATATGGTGAATACCCTAATTTTATATAGTTGTAATCATACAACAGTTTACTTCCCTTATAATAAAACACACCCCCATTTCTAAGGGCTTTTTCGGCGTCTTTAAAAGTTCTCAATCCTGCATTCTTTCTCATAATTTTTCCTTTTTCTATAAATTATTCATCGAATGGCGTAAAGCTGTATTCAAATTCTTTGGGGTGAGCAAATGGCGGAAAATATCCATGACATAAAACCGCTGGTTCATGAGAATTTTTCGCTCTTGCAAAAACAGGCTGCCCAGTTTTCGCCCATTGGCAAATCATGTCAGCGTATTGGTGAGGTTGGCGGATTAAATACCATGCAATATCATTTCTATTTAAAAACAAATCATCGTGCTTATAAATAATAGATTCTCCGCCATTTAAGTGGCGCAATAAGTATCCATTATTTGATTTTCTCATTTCATCAATCTGTTCCGGCGCACCTGTGTATTTCATCCATTTAGTCATTTGGAGCATTTCCTATAGATAAATATATTAAATTTCTTTGAATCTTGCATGTAGTGCATCAATTAAACATTCTGTTCGATGTTCCCCTGGTCGAAACTTATTCTTAACAGTGCGAATAAATCTAACATCCTCCATTCCAATGTCATTAGTATATCCTATTCCTAAAATAAAATCTGCTTCGCTACTCTTCGCTGTATGTGCTGAGGCAATGTCTGTGTGTTGCAACCACTTCTTATTCTCTGCTGTGCTACCTGCTTGACACACTGCAATAACAGGGGCATAGGTTTTTGCTATCTCTCGTGCCCATGTGTATATTTTACCAAGCCGTAAATCTTCCCTATCTCCTTTAAATCCATAGATTTTATCTATGTTATCTATTACTATCAATTGCGGCGTATATAGCTCACAATAGCCTTCTATGTCTCGTTTGTGCATCATTGGCATGTCATGAAACTTTAAATTTGTCTCCGACAGAAATATGTCAGCACACTTTTGCCTATTTTCCTTTAACCTTTCATCTGTTGCACCAAAATATGCCTGAAATATACGCCATTTCATCCTAGCGGCAGCTTCTTCGTTGAAACAGAATAGTGTGGGCTTTGCCTGAGATAACATAAAAGACACTTCGCTTGCTATAAATGTTGACTTACCTGTGTTTGTTCTTGCAAACACAAATCCAAAATCACCTTTATGTAATCCACCTAACACTCTGTTTAGCCAAGACAGACGCCATTGTAAGCCACCATTTCTATCAACTTCTTTTTCGAGTAATTCAAAATCATCTGTAACAAGTGAATTATCAACAGAAACATCAATCACCTTTCTGTTATACACATCTTCTAATTCCTCAATATTTCCTTTACCTTCCGAAATATTAATTGCTGCCAGTGCTACGTCGTGCGCCCATTGTCTCTGTAGAAATTGCTCTACAACATTTTGCATGATTTCCTCTGACACATCTGGCAACTGCTTCACTTCGTTTAAAACAGTAATGTTATCAGGAGATAACAACATTAGTTCTTCAACAGAAATGTCATTTTGTGACATTTCATGAGCTTTGTTTATGTGTTCATAGACAGAATGTTTACTTCTGTCTATATATTTGTAGTATTTATTATAAAAGTGCTTCTTTAAAAGCACTTTTATTATATATAATTCTATATTCATAATATTACTTATTATATACAGGATGTTTAAGACATCCTGTTATTATTAATATATGTCTGTTAGAACAGACATATTTCTTATATATATAAGGAATGCCATTAAGGGCATTCCTATTATTATTTATATATACGCTGTTTTGATATAGCATATAATATATAACAGCCGTGCCGCCTCACGGCTGTTAATTAAGTAATTAAAAATTGATTTTAGCATATTTTTACCTGTTTGTAAAGTGGTGTTGTCAATCTTCCATAGAATAGCATGGTTTACTTGCTGTCTTTCTGGATGCGTCATTTTTTAATAGTACATGCCCACACCCTGTGCAATACTTCCAATGAAATATTTTGCCTTTATATACATGAGCTGTCGTTTTAAATGCTTTTTGTTGCGCTTTATACTTCTGTGATTTTGTTAACATGATGGTAATTTAGGATATAATATTTCTGCAGTTTCTCTAATTGTTTGCCAAGACACGCCAACATCTGCATTATGATATTCAGACACTGCCAACAACACAGCCATACATTGATTTGCTGTTAAATCCCCTCTTACTTCCATAACATCGGTAATATCCCAGACAATAGCTATTTGTCTTGTAGGATCATAACAATATTGACGTTGTTCTTCGAGCCATTCTATTTCATCACGTAAGTTTGCATTTTCTTCATCTAAGTCGTTTACATATTGTTCCATTGTTTTAGTCATTTTATAATTTCCTCAATATAAACAAATGTATTCTTTTTCTGTAGAACCGTAACTATCAAATCCACATGCGTGAGTAATAGTTGAAATATCACGTGCCTGTATTAAACACCATCCTGGGGATTCTAATAGAATCATATTAAACTTATTATTTAAGTTTATGGCGACTAATAAATTATCATCATATTGTTCTAACTGTTCTTTTAATTGCTTAACATTCATTAGTTTTTCCTTGTTAAAATTTTCAATTGCTCATAAGTGTATTCCTTTGGATCGTGTTCGGACAATACGCTCGAACAGCGAAAGCCATTTAAACGCATTTCCTGGGCTTTTTCTACAGTTTTGATATGCATATCAGGATCAAGAAATAAAACGCATTCTATGGGGTTTATATCACGAATATGGGTAAAATTTATATTAGTGCCAAACAGACATTTAACCCATACACCTAGTTTACTCAATTTTATTGCTGAAATAACATCCTCCACTAAAAAAAGC